GCCGCCCATAGCGTACATTTTAGTTCTCTTAAACATTTAGTTCCTCACTTTTTCTTTGTAGTTTTCTTAGTTTTTTTCTTTGCAGCTGCCTTTTTCTTTGGTTTTACGACATTACCTTTTGCATCTAAGATAATTCGATCATCTGAAACTGGCGCATCTGGTCTAACTTTTGCGTCAAGTCTTGCTTGTAATTTTGGGTCTACATCACTTTTTTTCTTTGGCATATTATCTCCTAACTTATAGTGGTAACTTTTCTGCGATTGTTCATAACCGCACCACAACCTTTAGCTATAAAGCCACCTTGTTTCATTTTAGCACGGTTCTGCTTTCTCATAGCTTTCTCTATAGCAAGGCCTCTTGTTCTTTCATAAGAAGAAAGTTTACCATCTTTATTAAGATCAGCTTTTTTTGGATTTGCTAATGGTGTGCCGCCTTTTTTTAATTTGTTAGATACCATAATTGGTTTACCTTTTCTGTTTGGATTTGGATCCTTTTTTCTTTTCCTAGCAACAAGTTTAGCACGTTCTGACTTAGATAGCTTATTTGCTTTGCTCCTTGGTATACATTTAGGCTTACCCTCAGCTTTTTTTCTACCACCGCATGAGCCTTTTATAGAGCCATCAGCCCCTAATCTTACCCAATCTTCATCAAGCCAACTTTGTAACTGCCCTTTGCTCATCTTAATCTATCCGGCATAACTATACCTTGGCCTCTTATAGGACCACCAAACCTTTTACCTTTTCGTTTACCACCTTTAGCTTTTTTTGCGTAATTTGGATCTTTGCAATATTTGGAAGCAGCTAAATTGGCGTAAGCGCTGGGATAAACATCAAAAGTTCTTTTAGCCCAGGCTTTACCCTCTGGACATATTTTACCTTTACTCTTTGCTTTCTTCGCCATAATTTAATCCGTCTAAATGATAGTTTAAAGTAAGTTCCTCACCTTTTTCAATCTTTCTAGCAGTAAAAACATTATATACCCTATAATCATCCCAATCTAATTCTTCTGTTAAAAAACAATTAGCATCATCTGAGTGATTTAAAAAACCTCCTATAGATGTTCTTACGTAACCAGTTATTATTGGCACTTTGATATGCGACATACCTAAATCAAAATCTGCATTAATAGTTTCAATTGCAAATAAACCATGTCCTTCTATAGGACTTTTTTGCACCTCTATGCAATCAGGTAGTGGCTTATAATAAAATTTATTGTAAACAGGATACATTATTTTATTCTGCCGTGTTTTTTTCTAATAGCATCCTTGCCACGTCTAAATATTTCTGCTTGCCTTGGTTTACCGCCATACTTAGACCTTTGTTCGCCTACTGTTAATATTTGTATTAACCTAGCAAATGGTTTTCTTGTTTTTTTTACTTTTGCAACCGTATCTTTAGCATCTTGGATTGTTGCGTATTTAATAGATACGGTATCTTTAGGATTTTCGTCTGTATACAGGCGGCGACCTGAGCCTTTTGGTTTTTTACCTGTGCCTACTTTAGGATCTCTTCTTTTTCTTGCTGGCATTTCTAGCCTTTTTTGTTTGTGCTACTATCTTTTCTAGCACTTTAACTTGAGCTGCATGAGACTTAGAGGCTTTTTCAAGGCCTTTTATTAATTTATCTAATTCTTTAGTGTAATGATAACTCAACAGTCCCAATCCCTTCTTGCCCAATAATTTGCTTTCATTCTGTCATTACCTAGTTTTTCACTCCGTTTACAGTATGACCTTTTTCTTTTTGGATCATTCTTATGCATGCCCAATTTAGCATCTCCAAAAGCAATACGCTTTATTTTTCCCGTAGATGGATTTTTAACAAAGACTTCTTTACGTTTTTTTCCATATCCAGGGCTACCCTTTGGGATAGCCCTAGGTCTGTTAAGTGTTACAGTTTTGCCTTTGTACTCTGCCATTCATTAATAATTTTTATTCAAAACTAAAATAATAGAATAAGCATCACCGCTAGAGTGTCCAACCGTAGTAAAGTCTATGTCACCAGTCACGCCTGAGCCTGCATTATTAGGTATACCAGAAAACAAATCGTAATATTCATCTCCTGTGCTATCTGCTGGTAATGGCATAGCTAAAACATTTGATGTAGCATCAAACTCTATGTTCACTCGCATCCCAACGCAAGCCCAATAAATACGAGCTATTGAAACACTCGTACAAGATTCACCTGCTTTATTAGCATTTAAAGCTGAAACATCAACCTTTTTTACTGCTGACTCACCTGTACCGTCTGATACATTAGTAAATTTTAATACTGCGACTCTCTCACCATCTTGGATAGTTTGTGAGGTTACTGCATCTGCCATTGTTTACTCCTATCTTTCGACTGCTGCTACAACGTAGTCAATAGTCATAGTTTGTGCTGAAGCCTCACCATTTTGAATACCAAATGATACGGTTAGTTCTTCATCATCTGGTAGGTTTGTGATTGCAACACCAACTGGAGCAGCATTATTGATTGAATAAAATACTTTTGAAGCATCTGGATCAATAAACCAAGTGGTTGTGATAAAAGTATCATCAGCCATAGTTGCTACATCTTCAGTAGTTGTAGCTGTATTATCTTTCTCAACTAAGAAATCTAGACCTGCATCTCCATCTGCTGAGATAAAAAATACACCGTCTGTTGTATCAAGTGGTGTTGTATCGGTAATACCAAGACCCATTACAAAGTCTGATTGGTCAACGTCATTCACTTTAAATCTAGCTGAAAAGTAAGCTTTTTTACTTGTGCTAAGTTTAAAACCTTCGCCTTTTAATTGTAAAAAGTCTAAGTCATTATCTCCAGCAGCATTAGTAAGCAATAAAGCTCCACCTGCTGATGAAGTTACAGCTTCAGATGCACTTCCTGTACCAGCTTCTGTAGTTGTAATCGTCCAATCGCCGGAGTTATATGTAAAAAAGTCATTGTGATACATATAAAACGTCTGATCTGACGGATATGGTGCAAACATAGGTTGGTTTTTCTTGTGCTCAGTAGCAACAGTATTACCTGCCCATAGTATTAAGTTTTGAAAATGTGGATTAGCCATTATGAACTCCTTTATCTTGTATTAATGGAAACCTTGCGGCCCTCATCAAGCTAATTAATTTTATAACCTCTTAAATTCTATACCTTATTGATTACCTTAGCAACAAAAAAGGGAGCCGAAGCTCCCTTAGAAAATTGTAGTTGAGTTGGAAACGCTACAATAAATCGTTCCTATTAAGCACCTTGAGAACCGAATACGGCTCTAAAGTTTGAGTATCCGAATGAATATCTCTCTCTAGCTTTATATCTCATGTTACCGGTATCGAAATCACCTTCTAATGCAGTTTGCATTGGAGATCTTTCAAAATACTTAAAGCCGTCAGGACAGTCGGTTTTAATGAAATAAGCATCTGTATCTGTTAGATAGTTATTAACTACATAACCCTGTGGCAACATTCCCATGTTGTTTACAGCGTTGATGTCGTTATCTGAAGTACCAACTCTACCTGGAGAGTTAAGTAGTCTATCTGCAACAAATACCAACTGTGGTGGAACAATAAGTTTCATTCCCTGAAGCGCTATATTAAGACCTCTATCATCTGTAAATGTAGAAATACTAATAAGATTATCTTCAAGAGATGTCTCATTTAAGTCAGCCATAGTTGTAGCTCTGTTTGCTAGTGAGCCACCGCCGCCTAGTGGATGATCTGTTGCAATCAAAGTTTTACCATCGCCACCAGTGACACTAAACGCATTGTTTAGTACCGCTGCTGCTTTGATTTGCTTTGTATTTGCCATAGATCTAGCTAGTGCTTTGGTATATCTTGCGCCAAGTCTGTCATAAAGATTATCCTCAATAGCCTCTTCTGTAAGAGCAAAAGCTAAAGCCACTGTCTCGTGGGTATAACGTGAAGTGTAGCCTTCGTTAGCGTTATCAAATCTGACTCCGCTACCTTCTGCTTTTACTTCAGCATTACCAAACCCTACGATTAGAGTTTCTTCTTCAAATGCTCTATCTGAAGATTCACTTTCGTAAATCTCTAAATGTTGAGCCTCGTAACGAGAATATTCCATACCGAATAAGGCGTTCAAACCAGGCTCTAATTCTTTCGCTAATTGCGCTCTATTTATTGCCATTTATTTATACTCCTGTTGGGTCGATATAGAAGTGCTCATTAAACTTGACTATTACATTCACGTTTGCTGAACCCGTTGTGCTGTTATCTGGATCTGTACTAAAGCCCATAATTCTAAAAGTCGCAGTAGTTGCGGCTGTTGTTCCTGATAATTCCATAGCTGACATACCAGTTTTGGTAGAGCCAGATGTATAGGATATATCAGCGTTCAAACCGACATCAGTTTGAGCTGGAGAACCTGCACTTTGAATCTCAAATACAGCGTGTGGGTCATCATGCACGAATGCAACAATATCAGACGAAACTGTGCCGTCGGGGAAATGTGAGCTAAAAACAACTTCTCCTGAAGAGTTTGTAAACTTACAGCCTCTAAACACACCTAATGCTTCATCACCAGCAGCAGCTACTAAAATAGTACCAGCATTGGTCATTTTCACTAGGTCGCCTGAAAAAATGTTCCCGGATGCACCTGAAGCGA